GCCATCAAGACCCCGCGCCGCACGCTCGCCAAGGCGATCGCCAAGCAACTCAACGAGCGCGGCATCTGCCGGATCGGATTCCCAGGAGTCGAAGCATGGCTGCAAAGGGGCTGAAGGCGGCGATCATCTCGGCGCTGCCTGCGGAGACGCCGGCCGCGGACTCCGAACAGGTCACGCAGCGCCAGGATGGCGACACGCTCGAGGCGAAGAGCACCTCGCGGCGGATCAAGACCGTGGAAGACCTCCTGCGGCATATCGAAGCCGACATGGCCCGCTACGAGGTGGCGGCCAGCGAGGCCACAAAGTGGGAGTGTGGGGACGGCGAAGGCGGCAGTATCGAACTCCACCGCGTCTTCGTTCGCCTCAAGCCCAAGGCCGGGCCTGGAGTGCTTGAGTGCGTCGAGGGGATGATCAAGGCTGCCGGGAAGAAGCTGCGCCAGCACAAGCCTGCCGCCCGAAGCAGAAAGCCCCGCAAGGACGGCCTCTGGCAAGTTCTCATCGTCTCTGACACGCACTTCGGAGCGTATGCGTGGGGCAAGACTACCGGCGGCGCCGACTATGACCTGGGCATCGCGGAATCGCGGGTCACGGCGGCAACAAGCCGACTGTTTGACGCCGGGGACGAGTACCAGCCGGCCCTCCGCACGATCGCCTTCCTTGGCGACCTGTTCCACTTCGACACACCCGCAGGCACGACAACCAGCGGGACGCCGCTCGAGCGGGACGGACGCATCCAGAAGGTCATCAACGTCGCATCCGACGTTCTACTTGGCATCGTCGAGCGGTCGGCGGCGACCGTCCCGACGGACGTCTTCACCGTCAACGGCAACCACGACGAAGTCCTGACATGGGCGTTTCAGCGAATACTCCTAGAGCGCTACCGCGGAGTTTCGTCCGTCAACGTGAGAACGCAGTTCACCGGCCGCCAGTACGCCCCATACGGGCGGAACTTGCTGGGCTTCTGCCACGGCCACAAAGCCAAGCGGAAGCTGCCCCAGATCATGGCGCTCGAGCAGTCTGCGGCCTGGAGCGAAAGCGTCTATCGGGAGTGGCACACAGGCCACCTCCACCACCAGGCCGCCGAGAACAACAAACCGCTGGACACGCTTGATGGAGTGATCGTCAGAACGGCCCCCACGGTCGTCCCGCCGGACGATTGGCACTCGGCCGGTGGCTTCATTGGCGCGAGGCAGTGCATGGAGACGTTTCTGTACCGCCCCGAGGGTGGGCTAGTTTCCATGCACGTTGCGGGGGTGGAATAATGGCTACCCTGCACCACAACACCCCGATCGACTGGCTCCGCATCGCCGCCCAGGAGGCCGCTGCGGGGAGCCACGATATGCACACCCAGAACGGCGCGATCCTGGTGCCGCGGGGCGCGGCCTACGTCTGCGTCGGCGTCAACAAGGTGCCGGCGGGCGTGTGGGCGGCGCCGGATCGGCTCGCGCGGCCGGCGAAATACGAATACATCGAACACGCGGAGCGGATGGCGATCTACCAAGCCGCGCGGGTCGGCACGCCGACGCTGGGGGCGACGCTTTACTGCCCCTGGTTCGCCTGCATGGACTGTGCCAGGGCGATCATCGCGGCCGGGATCGCCGAGGTCGTCGGCCATGTCAAACCGCGGGCCGCGACGCCGGAGCGGTGGACGTCGAGCATCGTCAAGGCCGAGGCCATGCTCCGCGAGGCGAACGTCAGTATGCGGTGGCTCGCGGAGCCGCTGGGGGTGACGATTAAGTTCGACGGCCAGGAGATGACGCTGTGATCATTGGACTCTGCGGGGCGGCCGGGGCGGGGAAAAACACGGTCGCGGCGCGGCTGTGCCTGGAGCATCAGTTCGTGCCGCTGGCGTTCGCCGACCCGATCTATGACGCCGTGTCGGCGATCACCGGGCTGACTGTTGAGCAGTTGCAGGACAGGAGCCGCAAAGAGAACGCACTCGGGTGGATCAGTTGCTCGCCCCGGAGACTCCTTCAGACCCTCGGCACCGACTGGGGCCGAAACATGATCCATCCCGAAATCTGGGTCATGGCGACGATGCAGCGGGCAGAGGCCGCCGGAGGCGACCTCTGCATCACCGACGTCCGCTTCCCCAACGAGGCGGCGGCCATCAAGGCCCGCGGCGGCGTCGTGTGGCGGGTGGTGCGTCCCGGCTTTGGCGTCCTGGACGGCGAGACGGCGAGCCACGAGAGCGAGCGCGGCATTCCCGACGAATACGTCGATGACGAGATCGTAAACGGCGGCGGCATTCTGGCCCTCCAGGCCGCCGTCGATGCCGCAATGAGCCGGCTACAGGCCGCTACAATGGTGGTATAGCCCCGTGTAGCACGCCCCGTGAGGCCCATAGAGGCCCGCAACGCACAAGGAGGTGCCTGCGATGGAACCGAAGATTCGGCGGAAGTTCAAGGCTCTCAACGTCACGCTGTCCACGGCGACCGCGGCGGCCACCACGATTCGCTGGGACGATGTGGCAGGCGGCGGCGTCCTGCTGGGGACGAGCAGCACCTCGTTCACCTCGATCCAGCTCTGGTGCAGCGGCACGACGGACGGCACGTTCGGCCGGCTCCATGACGCCAGCGGCAGTGCGGCCGACATCACCTTGGCCCAATCGGCCACCGAGGCCCGCGTCTACGCCCTCCCCGACGCCGCCTATGGCGTGGGGGCGCTGAAACTCGTCGCCGGCCAAGCCGCCGGCACGGCGGTGTCGTGCGTCGTCCTCCTCAAGACCTGACGAGGGGGCGACCGTGACGGCCGAGGAGATCAAGCAGAGCGTCCTGGACACGTTTCTCCGCATCGCCGACAGGTTCGGCGTGCCGTGCGTGATTCTGGCGGTCGTGATGTTCTTTGGACGCGAGGCCGCGATCGCCCTGCACGGGACGGTCGTCGAGCCGATGGTGAAGTCCCATGTCGAGTTCCTGGACACGACATCGGAGACGCTCAAAGAAATCGGACAGGTGCAGCGCCAGCAGGCCGTGACCCTGCAAGAGTTGGCGCACGGGCAGCGCGAACTGCATCAAGTCGTGCGGTCGGTGGTCGAAGAACAGACGAGGAACTGACGCCGCATGCCGATGAACCCCCGCACCCTGCGTCCTGGCAGCACCTTCACGCCGCGCTCCATCTCTGGCCTCGCCCTCTGGCTGGACGCGGCTGACGGCTCGTCGCTCTACACCACCGACGCTGGGCCGGTGACGGCGGTGTCGGCACCTACGGAGGTCAGTGGGTGCGTGGGGTGGTGGGATGCGAGCGATGCGTCCAGCATCACGCAGTCGGGCGGGCTGGTGAGCCAGTGGAATGACAAGAGCGGGCAGGGGAACCATGCGACGGCGAGCGGCACGGCGCGACCCACCCTTGTGAGCAACGCCCTGAACGGCAGGAGCGTTGTGTCGTTTGACGGCGCAGACGATGTGATGGAAGCCGCCATATCCAGCGGCTACACGGCGGCGACTGTATTTGTGGTGTTGCGGGCCGATGCCGCTGGCGGCGGTTCGCTTGGGAGAGCAATGACACGCGGGGCTTCAGCGCTATTTTTCGATGGCGCGAATGCCGCACTTCGGTACAACCCTCCGTTCGCTGGCGCCACCGGCAACGCCGGGCAACGCACCGCGAACTCGTCGGTGGCTCTTGGGGCATGGAGCCTATCGTCGTTCACTTGGAGCGGCGGGCTTGATGTGTCCACAGCGATCACGCCAAGACTTTCCGGCGCGTCGTCTAGTGCTGGCCTTACTGGAACCGGCGATTCTGTATCGTCCACAGGCATAAGCACACTAGCAATTGGAAACCGATCCGTTGCCGATGGTAACGACAGGGGGTGGAACGGGCGCATCGCAGAACTGATCTTCTTCAACGCTTCTCTTTCCACAGCAAACATCGCCCGCGTCGAAGCCTACCTCGCAGCGAAGTGGGGGATCAGCGGAGTCCACGCACAGGCAACGGCGACCAACGATCCGGTGGGGTATTGGGGGGATAAGTCTGGAAACGGCAGGCACGCGGTGCAGGCGACGGCGGCGAGCAGGCCGACACGCAACGCCACAACGCAAAACGGACGCAACACGCTGCGGCTCACGCAATCAAGTTCGCAATACTTCACGCTCGGCAACCTGTCCGCTGCCTTTCCGTCGTCCTATGGAGAAGTGTTTGTTGCGTTCAACCCGCTTGGCGACCAAGCCTATGCGCTCTACGGAACGCGAGCAAATACGCATTACTACCAGTATGTCACGGACGGCTTCGGCTATCCCGGCACGTTCATGCAGTCGCGGCTCAATAATGTGCAACTGTATTCAGCCATCTCTGGCGTGCAGATCACTTCAGAAAGAGTGCAGTCGGGGGTGTATACACACAGGCGGCGCGGCGCGCAGATGTATTCGACAAGCGGTGTGACATTCAATGGCGGTGACTCGCACACAATCGGCGGCTATGCTGGCGGCGATGGGCTTGTGTTCTATAACGGAGATATGTACGAGGTGCTGGCTTTCGCGTCACCTCTGACAGCGACACAGCGAGCGAATGTGGAGCGGTATTTGGCAAACAAGTGGGCAGTGCCGCTCGCCCCGCAGGTCTCCAACGCCGATGCCCAAGACTGGATAAACCGCGTCTACGCCGCAGGGTCTACGGTTTCGCAACCAGTTGCCACTGCCGTAAGCAACTTCGTTGACGGTTGCGTGGCTGATGGCATCTGGCCGGCGATGAAGTCTGTGGTGCTGCTTGCTGGCGCCGACACGCTCGCTGGCGCATTGGTGCCTCTCAAGGGTGCTGCACCAACAAACTTCAACTTCGTCAGCGGCGACTACAATCGGAAGACCGGCCTAGTCGGCAACGGGACGACCAAGTACCTGGATAGCAACAGGAACAACAACGCCGACGGCCAGAACGACAAGCATATCAGCGTATGGGTGGATTCTGTAACGACGCAAACGTCAGATTCGTACATCGGCAGCAGCGTCAACAATGCTGGCGGAACCAACATCTTTAGGGGAAGCGTCAACGCAAACTGGCGAATTCACAATTCAACGGGCGACAGTTCCGTCAGTGTCGCAAATGCGTCGATGACTAATTTCGTCGGATTGTCGCGGTCTGCAAGCAACTTATTCACTTACCGGGCCGCAGGCTCAACGGCATCTGCCGGGTTCAATTCGACAACGCCAGAGAACGCGAACATTCTTGTCTTCGCCACAAACGCCAACACGCTGGCGTCTGTCACTAATCACGCTGACTGCCGTCTCCGCTGGTATTCCATCGGCTCGTCGATGACGCTTGCCACGCTAGATAGCAGGCTTTCGACGTTGTTCACTGCCATCACGGCCGCCATCCCATGACACTCGCAGAACTCACGCTGCCGATCTCCTACGATGACGCCAGGCAATACGCGCTGGTGTTCTCGCCGCAACTGGCGGGCCGTCTCGCGGAACTGCACGCCGATCATGGCAGCCCCAACTGCGTGCCGATGCCTCGC